CTGACTGCCGCCCTCAATGCCTACATTGAAAACATCCGACTCAAACGTGACTCCCGCCTCGACGATCTTCAAGATGAGCTTGATAGGTTGGCCGCTGATGGCTCTCCTACTAGCAAGTTGCGGATCGAGCGGGTGGCACAACGAATCAAGCGCGAACGCGAGCGCCTTATTCGATCCCCCAACCATCACATTGATTGAGGGAGAGTTGTATCACTTCTGTGAAGGCAGCCTAGTCGGTCGCCCGAATCATAGGTTCCACAGCGATTACTCGTATCGAAGAGCAATTATTATTGGAGACAAATGATAAACACCCGCATTTTTGATTCTTTAATAGGGATGGCCGCACCTGTCATAGGGTTGGTCACCAGCATGCAGGAACAATTTGAGTATTGGTTACGAGTGGGATCTCTCGTTGTCGGCATAGCGGTAGGAATAGCATCTCTTTATCGTTTAGTTAAGAAATGAAGATTGGGTTAGCAGTAGGGCATTCTCGTCAAGGAGACGAAGGGGCCATGACTTCTCGTGAGTCTGGCTATTCTATTTCAGAGTTTATGTTTAACTCTGATCTAGTCCGTAGGATAGCACCTGCTCTTACTATGGATTATGTGATCTACAACGATTACAAAGACCCTACATATGTCGGCGCTATTGATTATCTAGCCCAGAAACTTATCGACGATGAGGTAGACGCGGTTGTTGAGCTACATTTCAACTCGGCCACCCCACAAGCTGAAGGACATGAGTGGCTCTACTGGCACGCCAGCAAAGGTGGTAGCAAGTTAGCTTACGCTCTGAAAGAAGAGATGGAGGCAGCATACCCTGATATGAAATCGAGAGGGGCTAAGCCTAGAGCAGCAAAGCAACGTGGCTCATACCTGCTCCGCAAAGTTCGCCCTATAGCGGTCATCGCGGAACCCTTCTTCGGGAGCAACTGCGACGAGTGGATGATGATAAATAACAATCGTGGGAAACTAGCTGGGGTTTACGCTAGAGCCCTAAACAAATTTGCAGGCGGATGACTCTCCCCAAATCAATCCACATAGCAGGAGTTCCTGTTAAGATTATCAGAGAAGATCTAAGCGATGAGAACAATCGCTCTAAAGGCTATTACGGGTATTACTCGCACGAGAGAAAAACAATAGTGGTCGATACCGCCCTTAAACCAGCAGAAGTAAAAACAACAGTCCGGCATGAAATGCTACACGCATGTTTGGCTTTTAGCGGCCTTGATAGATTGGATTCCTTCGAGGAAGAAAGTTTGGTAGTATGTATTGAAGAGCTGTTCTTCCCAGCGTGGGAAAGATTCTGCAAACGATTTAAAGTATAATGCCCAATAAAAAATCTAAATCCCGTGTAAACGAAGCTGGTAACTATACCAAACCCGCTATGCGGAAGCGTATGTTCCAGCGTATTAAGTCCGGTTCCAAGGGCGGCAGAAGCGCAGATGCTGGCCCGCGCTTATAAAAAAGCAGGAGGCGGCTATCGAAACTAATTACTCATAACTACTATGAAAACACCCCAACAAAAACGTGGAGAAAAACTCCTAAAAAAGAAAGCTCTTACCAAGAGGCAAGAAGACACAATGAAACGCCATAGTGTTCACCACACAAAGGCGCATATGACTTCTATGAGAAATGCAATGATGGCAGGGAAGACCTTTGGTCAAGCCCACAAAGAAGCCATGAAAAAAGTAGGTAAGTAATGGCTAAGGCAGCTTCACAAAGATCTTTAGAGCGTTGGACTAAACAGAAATGGCGCACTAAAAGCGGCAAGAAGTCTAGTAAGACGGGAGAAAGGTATTTGCCTGAAGCTGCGATCAAGGCTCTTAGTCCTGCTGAGTATGCAGCAACGACACGGGCTAAACGAGAAGGGACTAGGAAAGGAAAGCAGTTCGTAAAACAGCCTAAACGAATTGCAGAAAAAACAAGAGCATACAGGGGTGGTTCTTTGCGAAGGTCCAGTAAACCCCCGCGCCGCCGTTCACGAGCCTCAGCTATGCGGCGAGCGCGTAAGAAATGAGTCAATTCTGGCAGTTAAAAAACAGGTTTGTCCTGTTTCACCCCGACAAAGATGACGTAGCGGAAGCGTTCCGTAGGTCGCAGTCTTTGGGTATTCCTCCTAACTCTTTTACAAGAGGTGTTGGCCGCATGACTGGGTTTTTAGGAGAAGTGGCTTTTGAGAAATACATCAAAGGGGCAGAGCATGTAGGTGAACAGTGCTACACGCACGACTATCTTTTCAAGGGTAACAAGATAGACGTGAAGTCAAAGACTTGCACCACACGCCCTCAGCTCCATTATATCGCGAGCGTAAACTCAGAGAACAAGAAGCTGAAAGCTGATGTGTATTTCTTCACACGAGTCCACAAGGATTTAACTCGGGTTTGGTTACTAGGTTGGGCGAGTGCCTACCATGTAACGCGCCCAAAGAACTACAAAGAAAAAGGAGACTGCGACAGCGAGGGGTTTAAGTATTTAAGTAACGGATTCCACCTCCCGATCAAACGGCTACGGCGTCCTGACTCTTTTGAGTCATCACATCGATATCGTAAGCGGAAGAAAGATTGATCTCCCAGATCTTCCCGCCCCCTCTGCCTTTAGATAAGACAGGCCGCACATGGTCATTGTTCTTACTGGATTCTTCTAGTGTAGACATACCACGACGGACGAACTCAAGATTGTTGGACATCCCCACGTTCCTCCCGTTGTTGAAATCGTGCAGGGCAACTTGGAACTCCGTTAGTGTCCCCGTCCAATGAGACATCTTATCGTTCATCTCTCGACACCTCTTAACAAAGAACTCCACTAGCTCCGCAACTGTGCTCCGGCTTGAGTTGTCGTAAGCGGCGTCGGCTACCTTACGGTCGATAAAGGAGCGAACCCCGAACCGGCCTACATCTTCTACGGCGGGCGGGATCACCCAGTCTGTTAAGAACTTAGCAAAGAATGGCAGCTCATCCTCAATCGTCTTCTCTAGGATAGTATTACTGGGGAAGTTACTAGTGGCCTTGTCGCATATCCTCAAAGCCATAAGCTTGTCCCTGTTGCTGCTATCGAGCGACGGGATCACAGACAGGCTGTTGATGTCCATGTTAAGGGACATCACGACTCTTCCAGTCCACGGAATACTCATGGCATCTGCATACTTAGCTTGATACTCAACTCTTGGATTAGCTACCGCCCTCTTGATCAACTCTGTCGCTTTACGTTGATCCTGAAAAGATGCTGCTGATGTCGTATCGTCAATCACCCACGCAGCGACACGGCCAAGGTCTTTGTTGAATCGAGTCTGTCCAGACAGGTAATCTGAAGCGTCCGCATACCCTCCGACTAGACCGCTGATGACTCTGTTCGATAGTAGGGACTTGCCTTTATTAGTTGGCCCAACCAATAGCAACGCCTGACCTTGAACAAACTCCCTCTGGAGCACGGACATGTAGAATCTCTTCAGCCAAGAATAAAAGTAGTCCAGAGCAGGGCTTGTCCCGCTGTCCACAAACAGTTGATTCAACCACTTATTTAAGAACGGCCACTTAGACCTATCCCCGTCCGCATCAGGTTGAACAGGATCAATATTCGCACAGTTAAGTATTCTGTGCCCGTTGTAGCTCACCACCCGATCTCCTGAGAACACAACAGGTGCGATCTCGTCGATCCTGTTCTGATTACTTACGGTCAGTATAGCGGCTTCAACTTCTGACAATGGTTGGTTCTTGCGCGGCTTGGCCGTGAACCCTGCTTGCCGTAGCTCTAAAATGAGCTGGTCTCGTGGTATAGACACCGCGCTGTTATACAACACCTTAAAGAAACTACGGCCATTGAACCAGTATTCGTCAAGTAGACCCGCCAGCTTCTTCTCTTCGTAGTCCTTTACAAATCCTGCCCCGAAGATGTCTCGCCACGACATGAACCCTTTCCCAGCACGGTCGCTGTAGCAGACAATCCCATCCTCTACCACCTGACACCCGTCCCTGTTTATTCCATCGTCAATCCAGAACAGTGGCCCACGAGATCCTATCTCAAAGTCCCCGACCCAACGGTTCGGGAATCGGGATTCAATTTCTTCCGCTACGACATTGATAGGTATCGAGGTGTCAGCAGACTGGGGAGGCTTGTCAGCTACTGACTTGGCCAGAGCCGCTTGAACAATACTATCCTCTATAGGGTCAGCAGTATTGATCCAATCTTCGCCTAGTTCAAAATACTGGTTGGCCCGAAGTGATGAGCTATCGAAACCAGCGAATAGTTTGTTGAGCTGTAACGACTTCATCATGTTCAACATGAACGTGTCGAACAGCTCGGGCTCTATGGGTATGGGGTTCTTAAACTCCCACACCAAACGTAAGTATCCTGATTGAGTTTGTGATCTCCATGTTGGCTGCTTCCCCGAACCGCACTTATACTTAATGTCACTGTCGATAGCTAACCAGTTTACCGATGCGTCGTAGTCTGCTACCACGCCATATATCTTATTGGCAGGGTTGTCGTTACTGATCCTTTTTGAAGGAGCCCTACCCTCCACAGTAGAGTAGAAAATATGGTCTGTTTGAGCGTCCGCGCACCAATCACGATACTCTGCTTTGTTTGAGAACGTGGGTTTCTGTTTCTTAATTTTACTTATGTCTGCTGTAAAGTGGGCGCTATTGTCCCGCAGATTTTTCAGGTAACGATATTTCATTTTTGGTATCTCTGTATGATCTGTCCTTCTGCCGCCAAAGGGATGTCAGGAATCCATGTCGGCGGCGTTGACATGATCTCTATCGTTTTCTCCAAAACTGATTCAGCTTCTTTTTCATCACATTCAATAATGACCTCATCGTGGACGTGGAAAATTAACTTCAAACCCTCCTGCTCCAATCTGACAATCATGTCTGAAAAGACATCTCTTGCAAGTCCTTGCGAAAGGTTTTCCGCGACCACCCCACCCCATAACTTCATCGGTAGTCTTTTACCGTTGCGGCTGATAATAGCCTGATGACTTAACCGTTCATTCTGTTTAACCAGTTTTATTCGACCGTAGTCAATGTTTCGACCTGACGGGAGCAGTGCGACGTAAGGAGTTTTTGTGTTGTAGCATTGCCTCAAGCGGGAGTTGATTTTCCTCCAGAACTTTGGGATGGCAAAAAGCCTGTTTCTGTAAAGATCTACGGCACTCTTCGCCTCAACTATCGGCATGTCATACATCTCAGAAAACTTATTAGCACCTGCACCATACCCGCACCCTAAGACAATAGCTTTTACCTTGTGGCGTAGTTTAGGGTTTTTCTCTTTCAAAGACCCCCTGTCCTTTTCCCACAAATCCATCCTGATCGCGAACGCTTCGTAAATGTCTTCGGTGTTGGCAATTTCATGTAGAGTGGCTTTATCCTCAGCTAACCAACACAAAGTCCGCACCTCGATCTGAGATAGGTCAACGACAACTAGCTTCTTACCTTCGGGCGCACAAATCATGTGGCGAAGGTTGACCCCGAACATTTCCTCGCGGGGTAGGTTCTGTAGGTTAAGGTTGCCGCCACTGCCGGAAAAACGTCCAGTGTGCCCTCCCCAATACATCAACCCGCCATAGTATCGACCGTCTGGCAAGGTGGCGTAGTCGAATGCTTCTAGCTTCTTCTTGAGGGCGTTGATACGACGCCAATTAGAGACAGCTTCGACCCATTTATATTTATGGCCAAACTGCCGCAGCCACTCCTGCGCGTCTACGTCTGTTTGCGCTAACGATTTGGGGGGCTCTAAACCATGCTGCAAACATTCCTCATCGAATGCTTTCCTGCTCAGAAGAGGTTTCTCACCCGCCCATGGGATAGCTTGTTCTGCATCGAACAGCCTCTTATTGATCGTTTCAAGCTGTTCCTTTAGAAGACCTGTATCCATAGGCAGACCCCTCTGGATTATTCTCCTATTAGTAAGGCTGATCAGCTTCTCATGGTCAGACCACTTCCCTTCATACTTCTGCCACAGTTGTAAACACAGAACAGAGTCCTTCAAAGCATACTCACTAACTTCCTTTCGGAAGTCTTCGGGCATGTTCTCCCAACGCTTCGCAGACATGTTGTCTCGCGTCGTCTTTGACATTTCGAGGTCGAAGGCTTCTTTGCATGCATTCTTCAATGATCTGGGCAGGCCGCAAGCAGCAGCCATATCTGCGGTGCAGTGCCATTCAGCGAAGTCAACAGGAGGCCACCATCCTTTCTCTACCCCGAAAAAGTAAAGTGTCTCATCAAAAGATGCGTTATGAGAAAGAACCCTCTGGCCTTCAAGCAGGCTCCAGTCAAAGTCTTTAGGGTGCCCGACAAACTCGTAGCCGTTGTCGCCAACCACCGACACCATGTAGGCGTCAAATTCAGGGTGTGAAAAATACCCTAGCGGGCCTAGTCGCCTGATCGAGCAGGTCTTGTCGTAGTAGGACTCGTAGTCCAGTGCGTATGTATCCATAATGTCGTCATATGTAAAAAAGCCCACCCCGATGACAAATGGGTCGGGGTGGGCTATAAGGGTTACTCGTCTAACTCAAGATCGAGTTGAGACTCTCCAACCTGAGTTTGAAGGGCGTCACGAACGATTGACAATTTTCGCACGTTCGCTTGGGCTTCTTCAACCTTTGCGGTCATTTCCGCAATCATGCCAGAGAGCATTTCAATCTCGGCTTCTAATACCTCGTGGTCCGTCTGGATTGGCTGCGCTTCCATTACGAGAAATTAGTAACGAAAGTTTTAACAGCATCAGTTGGCTCCCCTTGAGCCACTGACAATGACGGTGCATACCACGAGTATTTACCTCGGCTGATCAAGGAACTTTTGAAGTCCCACAATCTGTGCTGGAGAGAAGCATCGGGGTTAAAGGCCGCAAACGTAGCGAGACGCTTGAACGTCTGCCGGTATGCGTCCTTCGCGACGTTAAGCCGCCCAATAGCGTAATTATCGTCCCCGATAGGGAACGGATACGCCGCGTCATCTCCACCCTCTGGCTGCTTGAACAGGATGGTGATCTCCGCGAACTCAAGCAGGTCATACTCAGAAGTTGCTTTGATCTGATCGGCCTCTTCCTGCGAGTATGCAATCTGAGGGATCTCATCGCTGTCGTAGTCGATGTCTTCACGCCAACCCTTTATGACGCTCAGGACGGTGACTGCAACTGTGTCCTCGGCCTCAGCCAAGACGTGTGTCTTGTCGAGAACAAGGCTTCCCAGAGGTGCCTCGATTTCACTTGTCTTCTGAACGATATTGACGCGAGGCACGTCGATGTCAGAAGAGCTGATGGTCATCCCACTCGCGTTAGCGGTGGTGAGTTCAGCTTTTGGTTTTTCCGCAAGTGCGGTATCGGTTTCTTGTTTCTTGCTCACTGTTTCTTGTTTCTTGTTTCTTGTTACTGACTGACAATCGAGAACCGTTCGTCAGACGTGCGGATAATGCCCGCACTTTCACAGGCGTCAATAAAATTGCGCTCTGCCTCTTTCTTTTCTCCTTTCGGAGCTGATGACCCGACAGCTTTAGCTACCTTTGCTAACGGGAAATTTGCATGCTCAAGTAGAGATTCTTCGGTCAATCCGAATTCTTCCGCAATCTGCGTGAGCGTTGCATTATCTGTAACCTTGCGGGACTTACCCATTGAGCGAAGTTTAAGGCCGTCCAGTTCCATCCCTCCCATAGCTGCTTCCTTTGCGCGTTCCTTAATACGCGCAGCCCAGTTCTCTACAATCTTGGCAATGTTGAAAAGCTCAGTAAGCCTTGCAGGGTCATCGATGTTTTCAAGATCAACATCGGGCAGGGTAGAGTCTAGCTTCTTTGCTACATCAATCACCAGACCACCCAGCGCAGGGCAGGAGTCTTCATGGCGACAGAACCGGCAGTATTGGGTTGGGTTACAATCTGAAAGTTCAGGCCCGCCCTTCTCCCACTTCGGTCGGACCCGTTCACCTTTGGTGATGACATCACTGAGATCGTCGATAAGCGAGTCTAGGTCATCTCTCTCAAAGGTATGGTGAAGACTGTCGTGGTGCTG